CACCCATCATAGATTCAATCAGATTGGTTTCTAAAATAACTCTCTTTCTTACCGGAGTTTTTACGCTAAACAATTGATCGATTGTGGCTAAAGATTTGTAGTTGGGAGTGAAGATGTTAAATGTATCTTTTCCCAATTCTTTATTGACTCTATTAATAACATGTGTTTGTTGTTGAAAAACCTGTTGCGGGTGTAGCGAAAGGTAAGTTCTTTGCGCTTCTCTCAGGACTGTATTTGCCCATTCCTTCGTAACTCCCTTTGTTTCTAATACGGCTTTGTATGCATCTAATTCCTCATGAAGAATAGAATTGGAATTAAAATTTTCTTTCAAAATATCTAAAGCGATATCTCTTTTTTCTGCGTCATTGTTTATGATTGCCTTAGTCATCTCCAAGACAAGTGCTTCATATAGAAATGCCGTATTTCTTTTTTTGTTATACTTCATCTTCTTTTTGCTCCATACTTTCTAATAACATTTTTAAGTCATAACTTACATTAAATAGTTGCTTCTCTTCTTTATCGTAGATCTCTTTTTGCTCTGCTTCATATACGGTGTTGACAATTGATGCTACTGGATCTCTAAACATTCTTCCGATTGGAGAAGTTACTGCTTTTGTACTGTTTGTTCTTGCTGCCCTGCCGGCTTCTGAATCTTTTACAGCTTTAACTTTTCTCCTACCTTTGCCATCACCTCTAGAAACTTTTCCATTCTTATCTCTTTCTTCGTCTCTGTTACCCGGTGCGGCTAACAATGCTGTTTCGGCACCACCTTCGTCTCCGCCGCCTGCATCAGCACCACCTTCGTCACCGCCGCCTGCATCGGCGCCAGCATCACCGCCGGTGTCAGCGGGAGGCGCGTCACCACCAAGATCACCACCAAGATCAAGCCCGCCGCCGCCAGTTGTTCCGCCGGCTGCGCCAGTATCGGGCGAAGACGCAGGGACTTCTTCTGCTGCTTTCTCAAGCATGGAAGCAATCTTCTTGTCATAGAACATTTCTCTCTGATTACGCAAGAACTCTTCGTCTGACATTCCCAAGACGTTTTCTGCAATCCAGCGCTTAGAGAAGAAGCCTTCTGTTGCAGCACCAGCAATATCAAACTTTTGTTTCCAGTGTTCAAGCTCTTGTAACTCTGCGATCTTAGATGGGTTATTTAAAACTAATTTATAAGAAATAAGATCATCGCCGCGATATCCTAGAGTATACAGATGTACCAATCCTATTTTTTCTAATTCTGATACAACAGAACGCTGAAGTCTTTGAATAGTTCTGGCAAATCGAATATCTTTTTGTGCAAGTGTTGCTTTATCTTCTGTCTGTCCATCACCTCTAGAGAGATACGACATAGGCACCTTGAGTGCTGAGAATAGCTTATCTCTCAAATACTTGACATCATCAATATCGCCAGTGTATTGTCCGCCGGGGAGTGATTCCACTTTAGAGGAATTGCCGCCACGAACAGGAATGAAATAATCTTCATCAATTGAAAGTGGATTATATCGTAAGTCAACTCTACCAGTTTGTGAATCAATAAGTTGATTTCTCTTCATCTGTGTAGTGACGCGCTGCATAAACTGCTCAACATCTTGAGGTGCAATATTACCAACATCAATATAAAATACACGGCGTTCTGGGGATCTAACAATACGATATGCCATCATAGCATCTTCTAGGAGAGTAAGTTGTCGCCAGATTCTTCGAGCCGGCTCTAGAACAGATGTTCCGTATGGTGCATATTTATCATTGCCAAGCACTCTGAAATGTGCAACTTGCCAGTTCTCAAAAGTTAAGCCACCAGAGTTCCATTGATATTGGATATAATTTGGGTTTGTCTTGTCTTCACCTTCAAGCCTTTCGACTTCATCAATCGGAATCGATATAACATTCTTAATTCCAAGTCTTTCGTCAATGTCAAGATACAGCATGAAATCACCAAACTTACAAAGCGAACGACTCCAGCCAAAAAGATTTGATTCTAAGTTCATGATATTGTTATATAAGTTTTCTAATACTAATTTAATCTCGTCATTTGGACACTTGATTCGAATCATTGGAGATAGGTTCGTAGAGGTAGTCATTTCATCTGCATAAATGTCTAATGCAGATGCGATCTCCGGAGTGTATTCCATTTGATCAAAATCAATATATCTTTCGTATCGATTTTGGTTTGCCATAATATTGGCAGTCATATTGTCATATGGGTTGTATGATGTCTTCTTGAAATCAAGCCCCATTGCAGAGTTAAAGTTATATTTGTCTAAAGATGCTCTACTATATCTTCTTTGTAGTTGAGTTCTTCTGTTAACCAGCGGAGTAGACAAAAGCCTCGTTAATCTTTTGTATAACGTGCTTTGCGGGTTTCTAGGGTTTTTCTTGTTATCAGCCATATTCTATCCTTTAAATATCCATCCAAATTTATCTAAGTTTTGTTTCTGTTCTTCAGCGCTACTATTTTTAGGCGCCTCAAAAGCAGATTGTTGTTTTTTGTAACCGGTTTGTCCTCTTATGTTTGTATTTAGAATTGTGTTCGTGTACACCATAGAGTTTAGCATTGCTTTTTGCAACTCTTCGCCTCTTTTAGCAGAAATAATTGCTGTATCTCTTACCCAGCAGGCAATTGCCAAAGACATAACTAAATCATCATTGTACCCTTTCATAGCTTGAGGTTTCCCTAAATACCAAATAAAAGTTTTCAATTCGTTCAACAAACGTAAAGACTTAATAGTAATTAGTTTGTTTCTAATGAACTCCTCTAATTTTGCAATAATAAGTGGGCGGGTTTTCATTGACGTGGTAAAGCCTGCAATTGCACTTTGGTTTCCGATGGCGGCAATTTGATCAATGTGCTCATTAGTTCCCTTCACACTATAATAAAGATTTGGATATTCTAAATCAATTAATTTTTCCAAAACAGAGTATCCAATATTGTTATTTTCAACAACCAACAAACAGTTTGAATATTCTCTGCCGGCTGAATATAATATATTGGCGAAATCATCTATATTCGGCTTGCCCTTGTACTCTGCCACTATAGACATATCGTCTACATCAAGAACATGGAAGACAGAGTAGTCTGCGCCATCGCCTCTTGCGACGTCTGCAACTAAAATATATTTTTTACCATCTTGGCATTCTTCCCATATCCAGTAGTTTCTATCATACCCAACCCTATGTTTTGGCTCACAGATCGTTTGCTGAATTCTGTCGATATCATCTGGAGCTATCACAGTCTCTCCAGAAGCATTGAAGTTACATTCGTACTCTTGAGCTATCTGTCTGGGTGACATATTTTTTGTCTCAACATCAAACCAGTTCTGATCTCTGTCTGGGTGTAATGTCCAATGCAACTTTGTTGGGAAGAACATATTAACTCCAGCTTCTGAATCTACATAAGTTGTGTGAAACCAGTTACCAACGCCATTAGGTGTTGACAGTGCAATACAGCGCCCACCAGTTGAGATCGTGGGATAAATACCAGTCCAGAGATCTCCCATATCAGGAATGAACGCAGCCTCGTCTAGAACAAGGAGAGAAAGCGCTTCTGAACGCCCAGCATCTCCAGAAGTGGACGAGGCTTTGATTTGAGAGCCATTAGAAAGCTCAAAGCTAGTTCTATTGTCTACAGTGATCTTAGCGATTGTCATCCAATCTGGAAGGTTTTTTACCATCTCTTTAACTTTCTTTACTAAGTTAGTTGCTGTCTGCAGTTTTGTACAAAGAATAAGAACATTCTTGTGCTTGTGAAACATCATAAGCCAAGCGATATGGGCTGCAACAATTGTTGAGATTCCCATCTGCCTAGCTTTCAGTACAACGTTAAATCGGTGTTTTTCTAGATCGATCAGTAATTGATCTTGAAAGTCGTAAGTATCAAACCGGACTAGTCCGTGTACCGAATGTGGTATACGACAAAAATTATTGACAAAGTATTCCTGATCTTTGCCCGACTTCAAGATTTCTTGGACTGCCTGTTCTTTCGTAATCATTAGCTCTCATTTTTTGCGGTATAATTTGAGGGCTTCTTTGCTTTTTCTCTACCCATCGAGAGAAAATCTTTATATGCCTTATCTAAGCGATCTTCTTGAGACTCTGGTGTGTTTGGCTCTGCCTCTGTTCCACCAAGTTCAAAAGATTGTTTTGCAACAATTGAGACGCGTTGCCTAGAAATATATTGCATGTCAATATCAACCTCAGAAGGCTTACTAAGGGATAAAGATCCCTCTGCTACTTTTTTATATTCTTTCTTAAGATACTTTACAATATCAGCAATGTTTTGTTCAATATCGGATACCAAAGAATTTCTATGTGAATTCTTTGCGGTGCACTCGGTGTGGTAAATAATATGCAATTCGTTTCCAGAAACCTTTACATTAAAGCCGTCAATAACTCTAGAGTCTTTAATAGGGCATCCTTCCTCTCTTTTGAGTCCGATTTCCTTTGCTAGATCCTTTCCTGTGATTCTTTCGTCATGTGAGCCATCATAAGCATTTGCTGCTGCTTGATGGATTCCTCTTACTATTTCTAATGTTGTAGCCATATTTTATTTCTCCTTAAAATTCTTCTGTAGTCATTTGTTGTTCAATTGCGGCTGGCAGTTCTTTCATGAACTTTTGTACTTCTGATCGTTTGGCTCTTGGGATTTCAGACATATTTGCGTCGGCAACAATTTTATCTAGATAACCAAGCATCTCACGTTCGTCAGAGCCTTTAAATCTATCATAAATTCTTCTTGCAGCAAGTTTGGCACTGGTGCCAGAGCCGTCTACAATCTTTTCAACTTCTTGGCTGAGTATATTACTAAACTCAACGGCATTGCTTTTGTTAAATTTCATGTTCTTGAGGGCATCCATGTCGCTTACATATGCTTCATCTTCATCAGACATGGAAAACATATCTGGAGATTGCTGCTTGGCTTTCAAAGCATCATATTCACCGGGTTTTCTTCCAAGGTGTTTGTGCATAGGTGGACGTTCGCCTTGTTGGTATTCCTCATTTAAAAACCGCTTAAAGCCTTCCATTAGGGTTTTGGTTGTAGGCTGCTTTGATTCAAAAAAATCGTCGCCTTCTTCAGCCCTTTGTTGGAGCGCTTTGGCATATTCTTCTTCTTCGTAGGCTGCGCGCTGGAACATGTTGTTATCCATTTTTTGACTTGTTTCTTGAAGTTCTGCCCATGATTCGCGAGCCACTTCGCTCAGAGCTTTTGTATCCCATTCGACTGTTGCCCATCCCCATTTTGCGCCTTTTTGCTGAAAGCTTTCTACATTCATTCGGGGAATTATTTCAGAAGAACCAAGTTTTGCTTGGATTACTGCAGCCATGTCCCTTACACTCAATGCTTTCCATGAATTGCTGCTCTCTTGGGTGACTCCTTCATAATTTCCACCAAACGTGCTGCAACAAATCGACTTCATCATTTCATCCATTTTTGATGTCGCGGCGCGGGCGAGGTTGGGAGTAGAAAAAAGACTTTTGGGATCACTGTTAAAGGCGCGTAGGCTTTGATAAACTAGCATATCAACACGAATGTCACTGTCCAACTCGTGTCCGTCTGCTTTGAGCGGAGGCGGCTGGATCATAAAAACTCCAATATTGGTGCGTATTTCAGCTGAATGCTGGTACTCCCAACTATACGTTCTTGAATGGACGTGTGAGCGATCCATTGTTATATTGATGGTAACTCCTTTTACTTCAAGATTTCTAAATGCTGCTGATTTAGCTGACAATCCGGTTTTTCCATCTGCAGACTGTTGTTCTGCCGGTGGCTCTGATTCGGACTTTTCGGACTTTTTACCCAACCCAAAAATCTCATTCACTGGCTTATTTTCATTTGAATCTCTTGTAGTAGTCTCATTGAGAAAATATCGTGGATTAATTCTTTTTTTATTCTTTGTAATTCTGCTCATTTTAGTTCTCCTGTGTTGGGCGCCATCCTGATAGCCATCTCTCTTCTCTTCCTTCCACCCATCTTATATAACATGCTTGGCAGCATTCAAATTTGTGCATATAAAAATCGTCGGCTTTATTGAAAGAGTAAGTTGAGCATGTAGGACAGGTTCTATTACTTTCACTATTAAGTAGTCTTTTTGGCATTAAAAATCCATCAACTTCTACTAAATCATTATCTTCATGGTATTTGGAAACTTTTGCTTGAAACTTTTTTGTTGACTCAAGATATTCTTCTTCTTTTTTGTCATCCCACCCAGCATTCGGGTTTTGGATCGCTTCTTTGCCATATTTCTTTCCTATCGCTTTTTCAAAGGCTGCAATTTTATCTGGATCATTCAATTTCATTGATTAGCCTCTGATGCTTTCATGATACCTATTGTCAAGCCCACTCCAATGGCAACGCCGGCGGCGATATACCATGGGCGATCATTCCTGTTATTTCTTTTAACTTGCTCTTCTAATAATTCTATTCTAGTATTATATTGGTTGGTGATTGAAATATTTTCAGTTTCTAGAAATTTTACTTGAGAATTTAAATCACTTAATTGAAAATTAAATTTTTCTTGCTGTAGTCCCAATTGGTACTCCAGTTCAAGATCGCACTGTAATTGATAGTATTCTGGCAAAGTCAGTAAATGTGCTGTTGCCGAGTCATCAAATAATGTCCCTTTAAAGGGTGCTGGCATACCGGGCTCCAAATAGGTAAATCTACCATTTTCAGCATACGCTAAAGACGGCATTAATAATACGATTGAGAGAAGTATTTTATTCAACATATTCGAAACCAAACCTAGATTCTATATTACTAATTAGTTCTTCTGGTTTTTCTAGAAGAATTTGCTTGATTTCTTCTTTTTCGGTTTCTCTTCTGATATTGATTTCTTCTTTTTCGGTGTCGTATTGATTCCTAATATTTTCCACCCTTTGAATATATTGTTCGATAGCTTCATCTTTTTCTCTTAACCTCTCTTCGTGAGCTTCATTTAATTCTTGTATTCTGGTTTCAAAACCAGCAACTGTTTCTTGATGCATTTTAAACAGGGAATTGTAGTCCATTTTCCCCTTAATGTAGAAAAAGGAAAGAAGAACCACAATAAGTAGTTCTTTCCAGTTCCTTTTTACATAATCAAGCACCGCTGATATCGTTTTAGATTTCAACTGGATCTGGATCATACGCCCTTCATTTTTGCAATTGCATCAACGATGGATTGTCCGCCGATATATAACGCCGAGATCATTACCCAGTCACCCGATTCGATAAGAGCCAGTCCCATAAGAACTGTCGCTGTTGTCCAAACCAATAGTTTTCTGCTTGTAAATTTCTCAAGCCATACATCTACGACTGCTGCTTGCTTTTCTTTTAATTCTTCCATTGTCATGTTTACTCCTATTGTTTAACATGTGCATATCCATCTTTTTTATCAATAACAATTTGCATATCGACACAATCCTTTAAAGAATCTAGATGGGATATAAGTAGAACTGTTTTAAAGTTCACCTTAATTAGTTCCAACATACGAATAAATCCTTCCATATTTTCTTCATCTAATGCTGTGCCCGGTTCGTCGAGGATAAAAATGTCTCCCTTGGGCATAGAAGAGACTGTTAGAAGCGCCATGCGGATTGCCATGGCAGCGATTGTTTTTTCTGCTCCGGATCCCATTTCCAATGGGCGAGCATCATGCTTTGGATGCTTGATATAAATTTCAATCTTATTGCCATCAACTTCAAAGAAAATATTGAAGTCAACAATATTTGCGATTGTCTTTGCAATCTCTTCATTGATGATCGGTAATTTCTTTTTAATTATATCAAATGCAATTCCATTTGAATGCATGCACTGCATGTACAAATCGTAAGCAGAATACTGTATTCTGTATTCTTCTAATTGGCTTTTTAATTCTTCTAGATTTTTTATCTTTTCTTCGATAGAGCCGGTTTGTTTGTAGAAAGTAAGGCGATCTTTTTCGCACTTTGCCAAAGATCTTTTTACGCTCTTAAGGCTGTTTTCAAACTCATTCTTTTCTGTCAAAATAGATTCTAAGTTTTCTATAGCTTCTTTATTATCTTCATAGACTTTTTCTTCGCTTTCAAGATCATGTACTTCTTTTGATAATAGCTTGATCGTTGTTTCATCGCGCTCGATTTCTAATCCAATTTCCGTTATTCTAGATGATGTCTCCACTTTCTTATCCAGCACCTGTTGATATTTTTGTAAATGATCATGAACTTTGTTTGGATCTAAGTCTGCATAGTTTGCTTCTTGAAAAGCAATGCTCTGCTTGATTTCTGCAATTTCAGACTTGATAGCTGGAATTTTTTTCTTGGCTAATTCTGCATCCTTTACAAATTTATTTTCTGCACAATATCGACAATCTGGATCATATTCATGATCATGTAGTAGTGCGACTTTCGATGCATAATTTTTATATTCTTTTTCTTTTAGACTCAATTCATCTTTTAATTGATTTAAAGAATCTAAAATAATATCAATTTGTTCTTTTTTCTGCTGCAAGTCGTCAATCGCGAATGATTCCGTAA